ATTGAGTTAAATACACTATGGGTTGGAATGCCCGTCTTTTTTTCAATGTCCCGCATCGAATGTCCGTACACAAAATGCAGTTCCAATAACATCTGGTCATAATCGCGTAGGTCGTCAATTGCTTTCTTTACTTCACCCATCAAGTCCATGTGTGCCATTTCGGCCATTTCTGGGCTTTCTACGGGGTTGAATTGGTCTTGGTGTGGTATTGTCTTGTTTTCTGCGCGTTTGATGTCTATAAACGCATTATGTAACATTTTGAAAAGATAGATGGTATTGATTGTTCCGTTGTAATTAGCGAATCTGTTTAGTGAACCCTCTTTGATTTGTATTTCGCCCAACTTCAAATACATCGTTTGCACCATATCATCGACCTCATCACGATTCGCACCCAAGTATTTGGCTATTTTAATCCATTCAATGTGGCGTTTGGCGATATCGTTAAGCGTTATCAAAGTAACTTTCTATTTGCACAATAAAATCCTCAAACGAATATACCAACGCATATTTGTAATTCATGGCTTCAACCATTAATTGCCACTTTTTTTGGTGTTCGGATTGTTTATTCGGTTTGATTTTTAACTCAATGAATAACCCGTGGTGGGTTAGGTTGGGCATAAACAATACCAAATCCGATACACCTGGGATAACCCCCTCCGCTTTTAACCTTTGGGCCGTTCGCAAATCGCGTGATCCACCATTTGGAACATGGATTAATAAATCCCCCACCTGGCGGTATTGTAGTCGGAACCACTTTACACATTGCACTTGCATACGGCTTTCAAGGTGTTTCATTCTGCGTCTAAATAGATTGATTTGGCTTTTGTAAATCCTTTGTTATACCACCATTGGGCGTGGATTTTTTCATCGCGTTTCAATTCGTGGAATAAATCCGTTGGGATGGTGATGTTGTGGTTTATCTGTAACCACTCAATCAACTGGTCGATGGGGGTAATTTCTTCGTTTAACATTATTTTGTTTCAATTGCGTTTTTAATTGACATGGTCATGTAATCCAATGCCCGTTTATAACCCTCCGCATAACCATCGTCATAACTCATTTCCCTTCCCATAACTTCCATTTCTTTGGCTTGTTCCAAAAGTATTTCATGTCTGTATTTGGCTTGGTATGTTGTTCGATTAACAATTATAATTCCATTTTCAATCAATTGGTCAAAAAACCATTGAACGCTTCCGTTTGTCATTGCTCACCTCCTCCGTAGGTTTCGTTGTAGTATTGTTCACCAGTTATTGGTAGTGTACTTTCAGGATAATCAATTCCATGAACTGTTCCTTTATTGTATGCAGTTTCAATTCTTTCCTTCTCCATTTCTTTGGCTTGTTTCCAATCTGCAACGGTTAAATCTCTATTATATGCAATTTCCCATAACCAATCCACTGCCGTCTGTTGTTTATTGTTTGTCATATCCATAAGTTTTTTCGTAGTATAGTTCGGCTTTTTGTACCGCAGTTAAGACACCATCTTCGATTGGTAGATTCTTTGCAATGGATAAAATAATTTGTTTTTTCTCCATTTCTTTGGCTTGTTGAATAATTTTTTCTTTTTCTTTTTGATTTGAGAATTTCCAATCCAAGTGCATTACTTTTTTAGCAAACCACTCCACTGCCGTTTGTTGTTTATTGTTTGTCATCTCAATATCCTAAATCCTTTTTAACTTGTTCTTGTTTCGCCTGGCGTTCGTTGTACTTCTTCCCACGCAATTCGGGTGTTTCTTCTTGAACCAATCGGCGAACCCGTGTAATGGTGTCCGAGGATGTTAGTTTCCCAAATGCCATCAGTTTGAAGAATGTTTGTGTTGGGGTGTTTGATGCGGGATAGCCGTGGGCTTCCATTTCAAGTTTCCAGAACCACGCCACCAATTGTTGGTCGTTGTCTTTGAAGTCGGAGTACTGCGTTAGCAAGTCAATCACCGTTTGTTTGATATCCATTTTCATATTTGTCGATACAATTATACTATTTTAATTTCAAAATTCAAAAGGTGATGAAATTTTTGGTTCGATATTTTCTTTGTACAAAGTGCGGTTACCGATGTATGTGGTTGGGATAATACTGCATTCCCCGTGGCGGTTCTTGGCAATAATCAATTCAGCATCCTCGATTTCGGGTTGCATTGCTTCGTATTTTGCAGGTCGGAATGGAAACATAACCACATCCGCATCTTGTTCAATGGCACCCGATTCCCGAATGTCACTTAACATGGGGCGTTTGTCTGCCCTATCTTCTGGCTTCCGTGATAACTGAGCCAATACGATAACCGTGATTTGTAATTCCTTTGCCAACAATTTTAATCCACGCGATATCTCGGCGATTTCTTGTTCGCGGTTTTGTTTAGAACCTTTCATCAACTGAATGTAATCGATAACCAATAAATCCAACCCGTGTTTGGCTTTGTGGATTTTTGCCTTTGATTTGATTTGTTGGATTGATGCGTTTGGTTCCTCATCCACAAAAAATTCCACATCGCTTTTGTTTACCGATTCACACAATTGGGTTATTTCATGTTCCCGCAATGTGGCGTTCCTTATCTTCCAATTTACAATGTCGGTCAATAATGAAAAGTATCTTTTTGCCAATTGCTCGGAACTCATTTCCAAACTGATAATCAAACCTTTGCCACCCAATTTGCCAAATTCATAAATAAGCGATAATGCCAATGCCGTCTTTCCCATTCCTGGTCTTGCAGCCATTACGATTAAATCACCCGCGTTCCATCCACCCAATATCCGATCCAATGATTTCCACCCCGTTGGTTTACCCGTTATGCTTACACCACGGGCAATGGCTTCGGTTATATTATCCAATGCCTTAGCACTCACCTTATGGATGGATTCGGGGTCGTGTATGGTTGTGAACTGTGTGTTGTCAATTACATTCTGGGTCTGTGTAATCAAGTTTGGCAAATCCGTTGCAAAATCTAACTTTTCAATTTCCTCGATGAATTGTTTTTTCAAAAACTTTTGTTCCAACTTGGGTAAATACGATGGCACATTGAATGCGTGATAAACATCGTTTCCAATGCGGACCATCCACGCTATTTGTTCCCGTGTTAATCCTTTGGATAAACTCATGTAATCGATTGGATCGTTGTTAAAATACTTTTCAATCATTTGTTCTACGATGTGTTTGTGTAAAATCCCATCAAACCAATTGGGCTTGATGCGTGGCAAAAGTGCCTGGGCTTGTGGGTAATACAATAATTGCCCCAAGATGTAATCCTCGATATTGTCATTCATAGTCTGCGATATTAAATCTTTTTTGTGTTGGTTGTGTCGCGGTGGCGGTTTTTAAGTTTCCATCCTTCCAGGTACTAACACACGCCTTCCAATTCTTAATTGAGTTTTTGCCAATCATCCACCCCTTCGCTTCATAAAAATTGTAGAAACGCTCCGACACATTGTTCATTCCTTTTTCTTCCATATAAAGGGCAATTTCTTCAATGGTTGGTTTCTTAAATTTAGTATCTTTTTCTTGTTCTTCTTCTTCTTCTTGTTCTTGTTCTTCTTGTGATGCAGTATACATACCGTTTACATACTCTATCAATACTCTATCCTTAACAACGCAAAGTTCTGATTTTATGCAACTTACAACTTTTGGTGATGTCGACCCGTTATATTTTAACCAATTCTTTAATGCAACCTCTTTTGTGGTTTCTGAATATAGAATTTTGCCCACTTTTATAAAGTATGCAAGGAGTTTGGATACTCTATCGATACTGTATCCAAGTTCAAACGCCATTTGTTTTTTACTGATTTCGTAAATACCACATTGTTTGGTTCGTTCGTTGGTCAATAAATACAAATAGAATAATCTATGGTCGTTGTCAAGGTCTTGAATAAATGGATCACTCCAAAACGATGTGTGTATTTTTCTAAATATCGCCATGATTAAAATCCCTCCTTTGTTAACTGATACCCATTTTTATTGGAAAATGTAATTCCATCAATATCGTAATCATATGTATAGAATTCTATCGTGCCATTTTCCATGTATAATCCGTCATAAAATTTATTTTTAATACTTAATAAATCTGTGATAAAACAAAATGATCCGCTTGTATCAATGCTTCGTCCAATTAAAACGATATTGACAATATACAAATTGCTTTTGCCTCTTGAATTTAAGTATCGTTCTATGCCTTTTACATAATGTAATGCTTGTAAAAACGAAGCAATACCAATGTGGTCTTTTTTTAATTCATACACCGTGATTCTTCCAGGTGCAATAAATTCATTTTTTGGCCCGTCATAACTCGGTCTTGTAAATTCCACCAAATCAGCAATTCCATAATTGCCAATTCTTAATTGTCTAAACAGTTTACCATTCATAGGTAATCCTTTTTCGTCTAATGAATCCCTTCCAGATTCAAAGATGATTTGTTCCAAATCTTTTTCTAAAAATTTCATAAAATAAAAAACCCCATCAAGATGGTGCAGTGAGAGTGCAACCAACCCAACGGGGTAAACATCTTTGTAACTTTGGAATCTCTCACATTCCGTTAACACCACAAATATAAAATAAATTATCCGTATATTTGCACAATCCGTTTGTTATTTGTCATATCATAGGATGGGGGGCTTCATTGCCCCCTTTTTATTGCGTTAACCATTACAACAATCCAAATGACACCACCCAACCCCACCATCGACATTCCGATGCACTGGGCCACATACGGATGATGCACAATTAACCACCCGTAACCCAACCCACTCAATACAATACAGACAAGGGATAAAATAAACATTCTCATTTGCGGAAGTGGTTTTTAATCATGTCCAATGCCATTGTCGTTTCCGTGCTGAATTTGTATTGGCCTTTTAACTTGTCAATAAAATCGCGTAGTTCGTTATTTTCAACCTTGGTGAATAGGTCAACGGGCTTTGGTGTTTGCACCTGCTTTGGAATGTACTGGCTTCTGTGCTTGGATATCTCCATTAACAATTCGTCAACCAACGCATCGGTGTATGGTTTATCCTTAATCCATTTGCCATACATGTCAAGGTAACCCATTTGTTTTAACATCAACGATGTGCAACCCTGCGCCCCGTTGTCCTTGATTAATTGATTGGTCATGCGTTCACCTTTGGAAACCATGGTTAATAACGCTTGATACCTTAGTCGTGTTGTGTATCTTGATGCTCTCATTTGCTTAGTTTTATTTGGATTGTGTCCTCGTTCTGAATGTACTGGGCGGGTGTTATCAATTCCCCATCTGCACTAATCAACAAACCTTGGTTGGTTGTTTTATACGCATATTGGGCTTGTTTTTCCAACTCCTTCACCTGGTTCTTTAATTCAATTATCTCGGGTATATGGTCATAATTGTAACGACCCCCACCCGCTTTTTTTGTTATCTCATAACCTAAGTAAACTTGTCCATGCCATTTTACCGCCTCGGTTAATGCCAATGGTTTGACCTGGTCTTGTAGTTCCTTGATGGCCTCCGCCATTTCTTTTAAGTGGATGTGGAATGCAAGGGGGCATCGTTCGCCCCCCTCCACTTCAATCATCATGTTTGCCAATTTGCTAATATCGTTTGTCATATCTTATTTGTTAAAATGGTAATCCCGAATCGTCTTGTGTGGTTGGTCGTGATCCTTGCAAAGTATCAACACCGTTATTAACGAAATTCTCAAAAATTTGGGCATAAGAAAGGATTTCATGCAATTTAATATCCCCGTTAATAACAAGGTCACCCGCAACCTTTAACACGCTCATACGCATAATGTGTTTGCCCGTTTCGGGGTCTTTGGTCTTGGCCGCTGTTGGAGGATTGTTGAATATGTTATTGAACCCACCTGGTTGTGCCATTACGGGTGCAATCTTGTAATAAATGCGGTCCTTAAATGTTCTGTCTGTGATGGTGTAATCCGTTTCAACCCCAACACTAAACTTGGTTTGGTCTTTTGACTTACTCGCATACTCACCCGAATCGCCATTGGCGAAGGTGATTTCAAATTTGTACAATGTGCCATACTGGCCATCGAATGATCCGTTGGCGGTTACATTGGTTACCGCACTTCTTTTTGTTTGTTCCATATTATTTTGTTTTTTAATGTGTAATTAAGTTGCTCTAAAATCTCAAATTGCTTTTCCATTGATAACCCGTTCCGTTTGAATTGAAATTTCCATGTGGTTACCGTGTTGTAATTGGTGTTTAATACCTCTGATAATTCTTTGTTTGATTTGCTGAATACTTGCTCTAACGCTTCGTGTGTTGTCATATTGCTTTACCTAATAAAAATCCTTCATACCCCGTAATATCTCTGTCAAAATACACTGTCCATAAATCCAATGATGGTATTGAATACCTGGCCTCAATTATCTTCATGGTCCATGATGAATCCTTTTGCAACAAATCTTTTAATTTGTTGTATTCCTCGGTGCTTAGTGATAACCAATTCATCTTTTGCCTTGCTTAAACTGATACAATGTTTGGGTGTACTCATCAAAGTGCGGGATGTATTGATCCCGCTCAAACTCAAATGGCTTGGCCTCTGGTAATTTGTTAATGTCATTTTTGTACTGTCTCAACTTCCATCCAAGGAAGGAAACAACCACCGCAACGGGTGTAAGTAGAATGAAGTAAATTATATCCATGTTATTTGTCTTTTCAAAAATAGGTTAAATAATTTTAGATTCCAAATTAAATGCGTTGTAAAATAAAATCAAACGCATCGTGTAAAGTGACTGTGCGATAAATTTCAGCCATGCGATA